GAGATTAGCTACCAGCAGATGCTACGCCGCGGTGCTAACGATGAGCAGTTAGCCGGCATCGACAAAGAGATAGAACGACTGACCGCACTACGTAAGCAGCGCGAATTAGCCGCACATACGCCTGTGGCTACTGACCAGATAGAAACCTATGAGCAGCTGAATACCGAGTTAGAGTATTACACGCAGAAACTATCTACCGCCACAGCTACCGAGCGCACCGAAATACAAAAACAGATTAACGCGCTGAATGACCTAAAATCAGCATGGGACGACGTGTTAGCCGAACTGAAAAAGCCCGGCGATATATCGACACTAAACACCATCGCGGATTTAGACGACGCGATTAGCTATTATCAGCAGCTGCAAAAAAAGCAGAGTGCAGACGAAGTGCAGAACACGCAGAAAACCATCGACGCGCTGAACGCTAAGCGCGATGCCCTACAGCGAGGTATCGAACTGCCCAGTATGCAAAAAGAGATCGACGAAGTAAACGCCCTGACAGGTCACGACTACAAAGTTAAGATTAAGGGCATGGGCTTTGACGAACTGACCGAAAAGATTAACGCCCTGAATCGGATGTTAGCCGACACCGAGAACCCGGTAACAGACGACCAACGTAAAGACATCGAAAGGATGATCAGCACGTATGAGCAGTGGCGCAAAACAAGTGTGCGCACCTTTGACACCTTTAAGACCGGCTACAGTGGTATTAAAGGCATGGGTGATGGCGTGCAAAGCATTACTGACGCACTGGAGGGTAACGGCAACGCATGGCAGAAAGTTACAGGCATCATAGATGGCTTTTTACAGCTGTATGAGGGCATCCAGACTGTGGTAGCTATAATTAATATGCTGACGGCAGCAAGCGCAGCACACGCAGCTACAAAGGGTGTAGAAGCAGGCGCAGAAACAACCGAAGCAGGCGTGCGCGAAGCAGCCACGACAGCTAACGTAGGTGCCAGTGCCGTACAGATAGCAGCCAACAAACTTGAAACAGCCAGCTGGACGGAGTTAGCAGCAGCCGAATATATGGCGGCACACGCCTATATACCGTTTGCCGGCTTTGGCATCGCTGCCGGCTTTACCGCAGCTATGGAGGCTATGGTAATAGCAGCAGGCATACCGATGTATGCGGATGGCGGTATAGCCTACGGCCCTACGCTGGGTATCTTTGGTGAGTACGCGGGCGCAGCTAATAACCCGGAAGTGGTAGCCCCACTTGACAAACTGCGTAATATGCTGGAGCCTGCGGGCGGCATCGCCAGCGGCAAAGTAGAATTTGAGATAGACGGCAGGGTACTGCGCGGCGTATTGAAAAAAGTAGAAAACCTATCTAATCGCAGCTGATATGAGTAAATACAAACGATATACAGGTAGCTTTGTTAGCCGACTGGGTGTAACATGGCGTGTAGATATTATGCAAGAGGCTGACGAAGCATTTGCAAGTATCGGTACGCTGACGTTTGAAGCCGAGGAAGCATTAGTAATAGAGTGGCAGCGCGTCGATAAGGAAGATGTTATTTGCGGCAGCACCGCCACTATTAACATCGAAAGCCCCGGCGACCGCACCTATGAAGACCTTTACACCATCGTACCCGGTAACATCCGCATGGACGTGTACCGCGATGGGCTACTGTACTGGAGCGGCGCGTTAGATCCTGAATTTTATGAGGAACCCTACGAGCGTGCAGCGCGCTATGTGGTTAGCCTGACGTTTAGCGATTTCGGTATATTAGACCGACTGAAATATGACCTTAGCGGTATGCAGTCACTGCGCGGCATCATAGCCTATGCAGTGCAGCGTGCCGACATCCTGCATACCACCATTAGCACTGCGTATGTATCGACTACGCAGACCGATGGCAGCAGCGTGATAGGTGTAGCGGCTGACACTAACGGTTTGGCCGTGCGGTCAGAGAATTTTTACGACGAAGACGGCATAGCCTCAACACTCTACGAAGTGTTAGAGGGCATTTTACAACCGTTAGCCATCCGCATGATACAGCGTGCAGGTACTATCTACCTCTACGACATTAACGGCCTCTACAGCCGCGCATCCGCACAGGCTATAGAATGGGACGGCGACAGCCAGACGATGGGCGTAGATAAGGTAGCTAATAATATCGTCGTATCGTTTAGCCCCTACGCCAGTGCGGAGGTGCTTAGCGATGATTTGGAGTATGGCGGCAAATACGATGTAGAGCATAAGAACCTACCGAGCGATGCACCAAGCACTACCGCCGAGTATGGCGAGTATTACAGCTACTACCCCGACTATAGCGATGATACTAAGCAGGGCAGCGACTGGGACTATAACCTAATCGACTTTACTATATTCTTGCATAGCAAAGCCGAGGGGCTTAAAAGCATTGGTGCAGGCTGCAAGTATTTCCACATCCTGCCGGTAGTGGGCGGCGCATCCGAGGCTACAGGCGTGGCGTATGCTTTTCGCACAGGCGGGCATGGCGCGCTAACGACCGGGTGGCCGAAATGGAAATGCCACAGCAGCATACCGCACGGCGGCACCGCCGAAGTGCTGACGACTAACCGCACCTATATGCCGAAGCTAAGCAGCGACAACGCGGGCAAATACCGTGTGCGTCTGACACAGGAAGTGTGCATAGATGCCCGCTATAACCCATTTAGCGGCAGCACCGAGGGTAACGAAGAAAGCAACGACGAAAAGTTAGTTAAGGTATGCAGCGCATTTGTCTTTATCCCTGCGCAGGTGACTTTGTATGATAACGACGGCAAAGCACTGTACCACTATAGCAACAAGAAAAACGCTACAGGCGCAGTTAAGGGCCATTTGGGATATGCTAAAGGCGAATGGGTAGCGGGCGCAGATCCGGGCGGTGATTGTTGGTTAGAATACTACAACCCCGACGACCTACAGGAAGATGCAGGCATTAGAGGCTGGACGGCAAACCGCCACTGTATCGGCAGACCTGACGGCAAAGGCGGGCGCATGAAGCCTGTAATATTCAAGTCTTTTAAGCAGATGGCAGACGGTGAGTATATGCCGTACCCGCCGTGTGCAGGCTATTTGGAAGTTAAGATTTGCGCCGGTATCAACGGCTACGACTACGGCCAAAAAGTAGATAAATGCGAGTTTGGCAGCACTGAAAGCCAGTGGGACAATAAGGATATTTATTCAATCCTTAGATGGTGCTTATATAAAGCCCCAAAGGTAGAGGTAGTTAATAATAACTTAGTGTTTGACACTGCCGAACTTGACGACATAGAGTATAGCGGCTATATCAACAAAGCCGCCAAAGAAGAACTAAGCATAGATACCGTCTGCGGCACGGCTACCGTGTGCCCGACAGCCAAAGGCGCGTATTATGTGAACCAGACAGGCGAGCAGCTGCAAGAGGTGACGCGCGCGGGCAGAACTGACGCAGCCGAAAAACTATTTATCGGCAGCATCTATAGCCAGTACGCTGAACGTAAGACTACGTTAAGTGGTGAAGCCATCATAGACGGTGGGCTGCACTACTACACCGAGCAGAACCAAGACAGCAAACGCTTTATGCTGATGAGCGACGCGCAGGACATAATAACAGACTGCACGGATGCCGAATACTGCGAGATACGCCCGGATGAGTACGACGAAATAGAGGAGGTAAGCTAATATGGATAAGCAATTTTACACAGAGGTAAACCACCGCACACCGAGGGCGCGCAGTAAGAGGCTGCGCGAACAAGGTATAGGCACTACCAGCAGCGCAGCTGTAGTGGTCAGTGCTGCGGGCGGTACTATCACGGAGAGCAGCACAGGCGATGGGCACACCCACGCTAATAAAGCATCTTTGGATGAGATAACCACCGGGCTTAATTACTACCTCTATCTGACACAGACGTTAGAAGTAGCCGATGAAAACGGCGAAACGGAAACCACCACGACGACCGAAAAGGTTAAAGCCGGCTACGCTGATATGGCCTATGACCTAAGCGAAGACAGCCCGGTACGTGAGCAGTTTTTATCACGCGTGGCAGACGACATAGCAGCAGGGCATATCACATTTGAACAGGGCCTGACGGCTATAGGCTTAGCCTACTTTAAAGGCGGTGCCCAGTTTGGTGAGTTTATTAAATCGCTTTACGCGGGCAAAGGTGCGGGCATCGACGCTGACGGTAACGCCGAGTTTGAAACGGTGCGCGTGCGCAGCTACTTTGAAGCGATGGAGTACATAGTTAATAGACTATCTGCCATAGAGGGCGACCAACTATTAACCGAGGGTGACACCATCGACAGCATAGATGATTTGGGCGATAACTGCTATGGGCTGCATCTTAAATCTAAATGGGATGGGTACTTTACAGCGCAGGTACAAAACAACGTGCTAAAAGGTATCGTAAACACCCTGACAGCAGGCAGCGGGCTGTATTACACATCATGGATGAGAGTAAACAGCGTAAACACTGCTAACAACTACATCGAAGTAACGCTGTACCCTGATGATGAAGTGCCGAGCGGTAAGAACTACCCGCCGTGTGAACTGATGAAATTTGCGCGCTGGGGCAACCAGACCGACACCACGCGGCAAAAGTGCATCTACCTATCAAGCACCGAGGGCAGGATAGTTAAGT